GCCAGAAGCACTGTGGATTCTCCTTAAAGCAATCCACAATCAGTTTAAATTCTTCAGACTGAGAGGCATGCAAGCGCTTATGAACCGAATTCATAATCTTGGTTGCCTGCTCAATCATGGCTAAAGTAGTGCCCACCGGAGCTTCGGACTTGCCTTCGCCTACCTGCTGCTCAGACGTTCCACCAATCCGCTGGCCGGTCGTTGCCATGTTATCTACCAGCGCCATCAGAGCCTGTGACGGCGGCTGATAAGGCAACGGCATAATCGCCTGACTGATTGGCATACCACCGGTCTTAACTAGCGCACCGCCGCCGGGAGGCACCCGGAAGATATTGGTATTCTGTCGGCCGCCGGTATCGGCCATAAGAAAGCCCGGGAAGTTAGAATACATCCCCGCATCTAACAACTCACGCCATGCGGCGGTAATCGCATTGGTGGTATTGCCTAAGATATGCAATAGCCCAATGTCATAGAAACCCAGACCCGGCACGAACGTATACTTCACAAAAGTCCGGCGACGCACCGGCAAATCCTGAGTATCTTCGTTGTAATCTCTAACGATTGAGAGGATCTCACGGGAAGATTTGTCGATGGTCACACGGTAAGGTATTGCAAGGCCTGTGACCTTGCCCTTGCGCTTATGCTCAAAGCCCTGAATGTCTAACTCGCAGTAGCATTCATAGATCTCGCGGTTACGATCTTCCGGGTTAGACTCTTCAGCCATAATCCCTTGGATCTCTTTCTCTTCCCGCTGCAGGCTATCTAGCGTAGGCGCACTGGGGGTATGCAATGAGATATCACGGTAGACTCCCAAAATCTGCATACGCCGAAAGTCAGACGGCCGCATCATCACCCGGTGGGTAATACGGCTCGCATTCTGTAAATCGGTTGCCGACTGATTCACAATCAAATCATCCGCATCAACCGACTCTGATACCGGCCGGTCACGGATAGGTGACTTATGAACCTTCTTAAACGCTGTACCGCCAAAGCCCAGCATCAGCAGCATCCGGTCAGTGTCGGGGTAATACTCCGTAGCCACCGCCGTGAGATAATGGTTTAAATCGCGCTCTAGCGCGTTAGCCAGTTGGTCTTCCTTAAGATCCGCATTGTTATCGTCATTACGAATCTTAACCGGACCATCGGTTGGTAATAACTCTGATCGGGCGTTAGCCTGAAAGCGTAATACCGCTTCCAGCAACAACGGATGCCGGACACGAGACATGCCTTCTACCGGGGCACCGTCTGAAGCACCCTGCAGCCCGGGGATCTCAATCTTTAAACCCAACAGCTTTAAGCCGTTTGACCGGTCTTCAATCCAATCGTTTCGGCTGCGAATATCGGCCTCAATACCGGTTAATAGCTCACCGGCAATCCGGCCTAGCTCACCGGCCGGGATATCTTCCGCCAAGTTATCAAACCATTCGCCCGGCTTCTTCTCTGCAGTCTCGCCTAACGGAGTCCCGTCCAGCGATACCGTGACCGATCCATCGCCGTGTTCAATCCGAAGAATGTTGCCCTTCTCGTCTACCTCAGGAAGATCCATGCCCGACTCATCGGCCATCTCCACCACAACATCCAGCGGATCGGGCATCGGCCCCTCTTCAGGGCCAGCCAAACGAATATTTGGCATTAGACCGGGCATGAGTGCCATATCAACTTCCTTCTTCAGACGAACCTTTTAAATTTTCCATCTCTTCTACGAATTGCCGAATTCCTTCTTGTGCGGCATTATTATCTGTTTTGCCCTCGATTGTATAGACCCGCTTATGGTCAAACGGGGGCAGCCCCCACACCTCAACCTCCCAGAGCTTGTTCTGCGGATTAAGGCCTGCGTAAGGCAAATCTTCAATAAAATTAACCGTGGCGCTGGCTAGCACCCGGTGTTTTGGCCAATCTCCCATATCCCCTCCCTATGCCGGGTACAGAGGATTGGAATCCTTACCCGGGTAACGTATTTGATCTTGAACTTCTGCCCGATGTTCAGCCGCCATGACCAATAACCCTAAGTCACGCAAGTGACGCAGGCTCATCGATACCGTGTCCACCAAGTCATCGTGCTTACCCCGGGGGAACTGCCCCACCTGATTAATCACCATCTCAGACCATGCCCGATCCGGTGAGTAAATCAACCCTTCGGCAAACAAGTGCTGTACCGAATACAGCCGGGATAGCTTGTCTTGGGATTTTGGATCGTGCAACTGTACCGAAAAATTCTCTGTCCCGTAGATCCGGCGGATCTCTTGCGCTACCGAATGTCCAGCCGCCTTATTTTCCACAATCAGCTTATCGACCTTCAAGAGCTTACAAGTCTCAGCCACCTTGGCCACTAACTCATGCAACTCGTAGCGACCCTGCCATGCATGCATCAGCATGACCTTGGGTGCCTCTTCGGCATACACCCGCTCAACGTAATTGGGTCGGCCGTCTTTTAAAATTGCCCGGGTAGACGTTGCCTTCGTGCCGCCAGAAAATATGCCCCACACCGTTAATGCGCTGGGGTCGTTCATGGTCTTGGTGGTGTAGGCGGTATCTAACGACGCCAAGATAAAATCCATTGGCGGGAAAGACACCTCTTCCCACAAGTTCCACCACTCCCGCTTAATCACACCGCCGCCTGCTGGCTCCGGTCGCTGCTGTAGCTGGCCTGCCGCCGCATACGGGCCTAGCTGGCGCTCTAACAGATGCACCTCAGCCTCACCAAAGCGCTCAGGCCATAACAGCTCATTGGCCTCTGTACGGGGGTCTGACCAACCAATCGAAGTCATAAACGCCCGGTCAGGCTCATAGCGCATCGGCAAACACAAATGCGTCCAGTCGCCTACGTCCTTGCTTAAGATATGCCCGGTCAGATCGTCTTCGGCTAGCCGCTGCTGAATGATGATATAAGCACCGGTCTTAGGATCGTTTAGACGGGTTGACATCGTGCCGTCCCACCAATCAATCGTGGCTTGAATGGTCGCCTCAGAGAACGCCTCGTTAGCCGCATTGGGATCATCTACCACAATGATACTGCCGCCTTCTCCGGTGACCGCTGCACCGATCGACGTAATCAACCGTTCGCCGCCCTTGTCATTACTAAAGCGGCTCTTGGTGTTTTGATCGCTGTTTAAACTAAACCGATCACCCCATAGCGTTTGATACCAAGCGCTCTCAATCAACCGGCGACACTTTACCGAATCTCTTAACGACAACTGATTGGCATAAGAAGCATGCAAGAACTGCACATTAGGGCCGCTGGTCGGGCTGCGCTTACTCTGCGCCCAAGTCCAAGCAGGCAGAGCAACCGAAGTAATCGATGACTTGCCCATACGGGGCGGGATGTTAATAATCAACCGGCGGATCTGGCCGTCTACTACCGCCTGCAGATGCTCTGCTACCGCATCAATCGGCCAACCGTCTGTCCATGCACTGGAATCAATATACTTCCATGCATTACGCAAAAACTCATACAGGCTGTCTTCACAGTCAGCACGATCTAAATCAATTAATTGATGGTACGGATTAATCTTGCTGAGTTGTTTTTTAACATCCGATAATTTCATTCACCGTCCTCATCGGGTACTTGCTCAATCAACGTACCCTCACTGGCACCGGCCGTTGCTCGCATCAAGATCTCCCGTAAGGCCTGACGGTCTTCTACCGATAACTGCTTAGAGTCAATCGTCTTGGCGTCTTTCATCTGTACCGATACGTTACTCTCTACCCGCTGGCTTTGACGCCATGCCTCACCGCCTCGTTGCGTTAACCAAAAGATCGCCGCACGGGTCGCTTCTTTCTCCTCGCCCGTGGCAATCCGGTACAGGTTCTTCGCTACACTGGCATTCATGTGGATCAGCCCGGTATCTAGCTGCTCCCGGTAATGCTTCTCTAGCGTCGGGCGGCTAATGCCCATGACCGCCGCCACCTGATCATGGGTCATGCCAAACGCACACAACTGAATCACCTGCTGCTGAGTCGCTTCAGTCACCAAGTGCCGGGGACGGCCGCGCATAATCCGCTTGCCGTCTTCGTCAAAATTACCCCGGCTGGTTAACAGCGAAGGCGATAAAGTGGATTTGCTTTTGGTAGTCATTCTTTACCTTATGATGCCATCTGTAATCATTTCTCCCCCCGCGCACGGATGGCAATGGCGCAAGCCTGTGACCACGACATTTCGTTATGGTCAACTTTACCAGTCGCATATTCAGCATCTACGTTGCCGTCACACACCGTTGCACACGCTTCGCGCTCGTTTATTATCATCTCTTTTAACTGTTTTATCCTAGCCTCTGCCAGATACAGCTTGCGGTCTAACTCTGCCAGCCGATTATCTTTGTCCATGATCGCTTTTGCGTAAACAGCAAGTTGTTCTCTAATGTCCATTAATAGGTCTTTTACTTTATCGTGTTCCATGAATTCTGGATTGAAGTATCCGCCATTCGACAAATACTCTGTGATCTTATCGTTCATCACTCAAGTCCAAAATGATGTTTCAAAATACTGCCACGGCTAACAAATGGATGATCAGCATCCTTGTCCATAACATAAGCACATTCCCATACAATCAATTGGGCAAACTTTTCCACGTTCAAATGATTGGTTTGATTGTCCCAACATTGTTTCTCAAATTCTTTAATACGTTCATTCACTTTGTATTCCCTTAGATTCATTTGCGCCTTGCGCCTCTGGCTCTGGATCTTTATCCACCCAGCGAATCCCTAGCAGGTTCTTTGCCCAGAACCGATGCCATGCATTGGGCTTGGCGTCCAGATGAATCTCAATCACCGTGACCTCGCCAATCTTCCAATAGCCCACAATCTTCTTGGCCTCAACTTCTTGTGTCATGCTATTCCCCTAACCAATTGATAGACATAGGTGACTTTACCGGCGGTCATCTGGTAGCTTGCCTCTCCCGCCTCTAAAGCATCCTTGAGCTTTTGAGCAAAAGGTTTTAATTTGCCCTTGTACTTGATCCTGATGGATCTATCGTGATAACTCTTGCCGTTCCAAATAATAACCTTTGCACCCGCTTGCTTTCCCCAACATT